GGTATGTCCCTCGCGTCAGACCCACCGGGTTGGCCCTCGCTCCCTAAAAAAGGATGGCCTCCTTGGTACAGGCCTACACGGCCACCTTGACTTAAATTGGCAATACCCTGATTGGCGTTTAAATAACCTGAAAATTGTTGATGAGGGGTCAAAGTATTAACAAAAGACTGAGACATCCCTGGATTAACTGTAAGACTTTGTCCTACACTTTGTGGACCACTAATGGGGCCACCAACTCGAAGACCCATGATACCACCATCTTTTGCTAACCAAGGCTTTGCTTCCGCTTCGTCTCGCCATGCACTGGGAATCATATATACTGAAACCTCGTCTTCATCCATACCATGCTTCAGAGCATATCGCGCAATTAATCGATTTCGTAGTCTTCGTTGTTCTTCAGCTTGCCCTCGTGTAAATGCTAAATATTCTTCTTGCTTTTTTCTTGCATCTTTCATAGCTTTGTATCCCAAAAGCCCGGAGCCAATAGCCGCTAATTCTAACCATTGGAAAGAAGGTATGCCTGTTTTTTCAACTGGTTTCCCAGAGCCACCTAAATTTTTTAATATTTGAGCTTCGTCCTTGTTGATATATGCTAGAAATTCTCCTTCTGGTGCATATTGCTCTAGTAGTTTTTTAGCTTCTTTAATTTTCACTTGACTGTCCATCCTATTCTTCCTCTAAATTTACATCGCCTTTTAAAAGCGATAATTGGGCAACAGTTATAGTTACATCTTGTTGGAAGTCATCCTCTGTTGTATCAGTGTTGCCATCTGCTACATCAGTTTTAAATGCTTCAGTTGATTCATAGACGCGGCCGGTTCGTTTATTACGAATTGTCGTGACCGATTCGGCAGGAAGTACGGGTACCTGTTTGCCATCAACTTCTTCATAGCGAATAATTGAAGGCTTTGAAATAGTTTTATCTTGTTTTTCTGTCATATGCAATAATTATGTTCTCGTTAATACTAAATAACTCATGCCAATATCTAAAGAATCACTTGTAGATGAGGCGATTTTGAGTATATCTCCACCCTCTAAAACCTGGGGTTGTGTTAAAATTTGCTCAGAATCATTGGCTGTCATTGCAACAGTATCCGCTATAACATAGGTTGCACTTGCTGAATCATCCGTCACCGAAAGAGTGACTGTTGGTGTATAACTCCCTTTTGCAGAGACAATAATAGACTTTAAAATAATAGTCTCTGCTGTCCCTGCGGTTAACAGATTTGTTGTATCGGTTGTTGCAATTGTAACACCTGTAAATTTATATGTATTAGCCATTTATACTCCTAAAAACCATATCTGTGCATCTTCAGTATCTTCAGGCACAGAGTTTGTAAAATTTGAATTTAAGCGCTGTGTAATTAATTCAATAGCACTAATAATCTGATTAAAATGCTCAGGATTATATTCAGGTCCTGCACTCGGTAATGTGATATTTGGCATTTTTGGCATTAGCGTAACCCACTTTGTTTTAAATCTAAACGCAGTGTACCAAAACGCCAGGCATCACCGGTTGCACTACTTTCAATTTTAATTGCTCCTTGTCGTGCACGCGCGCGACAATCTTTTTTCGTTGTTGTTGGGGTCAAGGTAAAAGGTCCAAGAGTACTACTTGTTTTATCATCTGCCGGATAATTACGCAGTTGAATTGTAAAGCTCACTGTCCCTGTCATATTTTTAAAATCAGGAATAAAACGAGAAATAGAAAATAAGTTTTCTCCTGCATCGAGCATAAAATCACCAGACGTTAAATTTGCTGTGATTGCAGATCCATCATCATCATCCCCATTTTCTTGTGCGTATAAATAACTCCGCCCTGGAGTGACACCTTGTACGGTGGGTGTTGCTGTCGCGGTTGATGTTGGTAAAAAATTTGTTGCATAAGGAAAATTAAAGACACCACGATCAATCCAGGTGGTGCGATCCAATGTTCCGTTATACCATACTTTATCCATATAATTATAGGTCACGCATCGATCAATAATATCAGATGTTGCTGTCGGATAAAACCATGTAATTTCGTGAAAGTCAGAATTAACACCTGCATAAATTTCAGGAACAAGACGAATATTATTAAAGACATGATCTTGCACACTACACGGCAACGCTTGTACGGTTCCGTCAAATGCATAAAAACCAGTATTCGACATCCAGTAGGCAATCCCATCAATGTCAACAGCTGCATGTTGTCCAATGCATCCGCATTGTCGTCCTGATTGTTGAAAACCAAATGTAAAAGGGGGACCTTGAAATTGCATTGTATGCATTGCTGTATCAGTCCAAATTAAAATTAAACCACGTGAACGAATTGCTGCTCTTATTTCTGCACCATCAGATAATTTTTGTGAACCGGCGGTATTGGTTTGTGTAGGAACAAAATCGGCAATACTTTCTTGATCACTCCACCGAACAAACATAGGATCTTGTGTTGTTGATGTTCCAATTGTAGTTTCACTTCCAAATAAAATTAAATGACGATCGGGAGTTGAGATCATACTAAAACGCGCAGTGCCAGGCATCGTTGTTGAATTTACATTTAAAGAATAAGCATCGGTTCCTGTATTATAATCAATTAAATTAATTAATGGATCTGTGCCCCCTCCTTCAAATGCAGACGTGTCAAAATAATACGTGCCTCCATTATAAAGTGTAGCAACTACATCTTCACCATAATTATCAATAGACCAATTTCCTGCATCAATATCAACAGACGTTGGACGTGGACTACCCCATGTTGAATCACTCCATGGACCCGCTCCCCACCCAAAGCCTAACGAGGAAGTATAGTTTCCAATGTTCACTTGAATTGTAAATGTTGCATTCCCCGTTGTAGACATACCTGATCCTGATTCGACAGCAGACATGGTAATTTTAAAACTGTTACTGTTGACAATAGCAGTAATTTCAAACGGGTTGGTTGTAAAATCAGATGCGGAATATCCGGTATCCGCTAAACTGGCCACAGCAGAAATTGTAACAAAATCTCCAACAGATGCATCATGCGATGCACAGACACACGTTACAACAGCACTCCCATTTGTTGATGTAAATGTTCCTGTGGTTGAAATAGCTGCAGCCTTGCCCCTTGTTCCTTTCGACTGGGGCGTTTCATCATTCATTGTGCCATTCGTGGCATCGAAGATATAAAATTTTTTATTGGTCCCAATGGCATCAAACTTAATGCCTGTATTTGAATTATAGGATTTTTGTGCACGCGGTGCTCCAAGAAGAGTATTGGCTGTATAGGCTTGGACCCATCCACCAATTTTCTCAGGCAGTCCATAACGAAAACGCACAAAATCACAGTCCACAAATTCACTACGCTCTCCTGCACCCGTTTCTGTGAGTTGCTTGTTTATGCCTGGGTTAAATTCAAACTTAGCTAATGGCATAAACCCTCCTATGTTTTGATAATATAGTTGAGTGTAATATACGGATTTGTAATTGTGTGGGTTGCCTCTGTACCTGAAAAAGTATGAGTATGAGTTTGTCCTGATCCTGTTTCTAATGTTTGTAGAGTTGAAACAGTGTCCGTTGTTTTAAGAGAACTCTGATCTGCACTTACACTTACTGAAGAACCCGTGCCGCCGGACCATGAGGTTAGAGTTGATCCAAAACTATCGTGCGCATGCGCTGGGAGTTGTGCGGTTGTAATAGCGGTGCCTGCATTCGTTCCTGCTGGGGTAATATCGACGGTTGTTGATCCTCCAGTTGCACCCAAGGTAGAAAATGTTGATCCTTTTCCAATAGGAAATTTATCATCAAGATCAGGCACATTAAAGGTAGAGGAACCATCTCCTTCACCATATGTGGTACTGGTAATAGCAAATAAATCAGAATAGGTACTTCGACTAACAGCTGATCCATCACATAAAAGATATCCCGTAGGTGCACTTGCACCTGAATAAGGAAGAATCGCACCGGGTGGAATAAAATCACTCCGTGTTGCCCATTCGGGTGCACTGGCCCCTGAGTTCATTTGTAAAACTTGAGAGGCTGTTCCTTTTGCTAATTTTGCAATAGTGGTTGTGCCTGATGCATATACAAGATCACCAGCAGTATAAGAGGTTAATCCTGAACCACCATAAGCAACACCTAAAACATTTGTTAGATTAAGAGTATCGATTGTTGCTGTGCCATCGATGGCTGCAGCACCCGTACATTCTAATGTTGCAATTTGTAAATTTGCCAGAGCATTTGTAACGGCTGCTCCAGAACCTGCTCCATCACTATAGACGATTGTGCTTTTACCATTTTGCACAGTAACGTTAGCACCGGTTCCTGCCGAAAGAATTAAATTTCTACTGCCTGCTAAACTATTTTTGACCACATAATGAACAGGAGCACTATTGGGATCAATTGTAACGGTTGTATTATCTCCAACATCGGAAGCACTATAATATTCAATGACACGATATTGGCCATCTTGTAAGTGACTTGCACCATCGGTTGGTGTTCCTGATGTTTTTGAATAAAGAGTACTGGTTGCAGTACTGACAGTGATTTTTTTGAAACCACCAAAACGGTCCATCATATCCCAGTTATAGTTTTCAGTCGTACCCCAAGTACCCGATTGTTCACCGGTTGTAATTTTTTCTATACCATAAATGGTTGTATATGTGGATGCCATAAATTCTCCTAGTCAGGCTTTCGGCCTGGATATAATACAGCCCATGTTTGGTCTGCATTGGTTGTTAATTCGGTCCATGTTGTTGCAGCAGGTGCACCAACAGCAGATGTCATTTCTTGTCCTGTTACAGCGACGCTCGCCGTTCCTGTAATGGTCGGTGTGCCTACTTCAGCACCAACACTCAGTCCAGTAATGCCAACTTCAACGGATACTACCACAGTTGGAGTACCAAGTCCAAGTGTCATCGCTTGTCCTGTAACAGCAACATCAACACCAACTTCGATGGTTAAGTTCCCCAACGAAATTGTCATGCCTTGTCCAGTGACCGATACATCTGCATCCGCGACAACGGATGGTGTACCAAGGCTCAAGGTCATTGCTTGTCCAGTCAGAACTGCGATTCCATCATGTTCTTGTGTTGCAAAGGGTACAAAACTAAATGCGGAATCACCTAATAACATAATACATTAATCCGTTGGTTTCGTTGGCCAAGTTACATTTTCAACATCTGAAACTGTGCTTAAACCGCTTGGCAAATCTCTGAGCTCTTGTCTATAAGTTGTCATTTCTGCCGACATCGTAACATCTGATAAAGCATAAAAATCAGTCTCGGTTAGTAACCTATTTCTTTTTTCTCTTAGACCAGTCATTGCTTCAGGATTTTTTCTAGCAAGAGCTTGTTGTTCTTCTAAGTCTCTTGCAGTTTCTTCCTCTTCTGTAAATTGAACTCTTGTTCCGCTTATATTTTTAAATCTTGGCATTATATTATCCTCCCACCCCAAATAAAACAAATTTACCTGCATCAATATTTCCGCTATCCATTTTAAAACTTATAGCGTCAACAGCTGAAGTAGAATTAAAAACTCCTGAAACAGTTTCCCATACAATATAATCTGTACCCTGATAGGCTACACTATTCCAAAGGAAATGTTTTTTGAATGTGGTACTTGAAGGATTATAAAACCAAAGCTGGCCAACTGCTTGTTCATCAGCTCCATTACCCACTCCATTACAAAGAATAACATATCCTGTTTGAAAGGAATTATCTCTAGAGGAATTATAATCATGTCCACCATCAGCAGTACCACCAACTGCTTGTTTCCAGGTTTGAGCATAAGTAGTACCTAACGATACATTATAATTAGAACCACCATCAATACTTCCTTGAAATAACAATTCTTCATTATCTGTTGCTGGATGTAGTCCGTAAATCATAACACAGTATATAGGATATGTGCTGTCCAGAATCACGCTACTAGCCCCATCTACTAGATTAATAACAGAATCACTACTTGCAGTTATAGTAGCAATTTTAGTCCATGCCCCACCAGCAGCAGTGGCCCATGAAATAGCGGTGGCTGTTGCATTCATGCTTAATACTTGACTGCCTGTACCTTTGGCTAATCGGGCGACAGCTGTTGCACTGTTGGCATAAAATAAATCAAGAGATGCTTGTGATGTGGCAAGTTTTGATCCATTCGTTAAATCAGCAACACCACCAAAAGTTGCTGATAAATCATCAGACAACGTAAGTGCGGTTCCATAAGAATTTAAACTTGAACCAGCAGTTCCTGCGGCATTCGCAGTTTTGAAAATAATGTCACCACCAGCTCCGGTTCCTTTTCCTTGGCCACCTTGTAGTGTTAAAGCACCACCTGCAATATTATTTGTTGTGCCAGCCGTTGTACTCCCAGAGGTAATAGTCATTGTCTTACCAGCTGTATCATGAGCCGTTGGTTGATTTAATAAAGTAGAAGCAGATCCATTTCCTAAAGTAATATCAGCTCCTGTCACAGTAAGATCCGTGCCAATAGTAGCTGTTGTTGTGGATGTAATGGCTCCAGTGACTGCTAAAGTTGATCCATCAAAAGTTAGATTTGCTTCTCCTTGAATAGCATCTGCTCCAGTAACTGTTGTTACTGTATTATCTGTAGAACCTGTTAATGAAACTCCAGCTGAATCCGCTGCCCATGCAATAGCAGTTCCGGTAGAATTCATTTTTAAAACTTGATTGCCCGTTCCTGCTGCTAGACGCGCGGGTGTATTGGCTGAATTAGCGTAAATTAAATCATTGGCTGTTGTTAAAATTTGACTTGGAGTTTTACTGGCAGGTAGGGTACAAAAAACATCTTTGGTGCCTGCGGCAAAATCTTCTGCACTATCAGAATTAGTACTTTCATAAACAGCCGTTCTGGTTAAAGTTGAACTATCACCATTAAGTGTACCAAGACCAGTTTCCCATTCATTTGCAGTTTGGTGAACAATAGCATAATAACAGGTATTACTATTGCCAATGCCTGCTGCAAAAGTTTGAAAACCAGTAGACGTACCACCTAGAGTGACTGCTCCTGTTCCTGTTGTTGTCGTGGTTTCTTTTACACGATCATTTAAAACAAACGCCATGTTCTACCTCTATGCTAGTCTCAAAATAGCAGTGGTAGCAGTGTTTGCAGGAAATTGAACTGTAAAAGTTCCTGATGTACATGTTTTATCTCCACCAAAATCAATGATACATACTGAATCAGTTGTACTTGAACCGGTTCCGGTAGTGGTATTATAAATCATGCACCCACGAGCTGTAATTGTCGCACTCGTAAAAGCCAAATCCGTAAAATCTACATACGCTGTAGTATCTGTTGCTCCTCCAGTTAAAGTCCTTCCAGAAAGACTCCCCCCTCCTGCAGAATATGTGCCTGAATTAGCGACTTCATTTGAAGTACTATAATCAGTAGTTGTTGCACCTAAACTTGCAGAATTTGTGAAAAGAGCCAATTTGTAGGTGTCTCCACCAGATGTTGCAAAATTATGCTGACCTGACATTAATTCACTTTTAAAAGTATTACAAACTGCTGTACTAATTGCCATAAAATATCTCCATATTAAAGTTTATCGTTGTATAAGACTTGGTCGCCTTTGTGGCAACGGATGTCTTACTACTCCACTTACATAATCATCTGCGCGCCTGCGCCCCCCTCCCTCACCACCGCGAGCCGCCCACGACCTACTACCCTCTTGCTCCTCCACCTCCACCACCTT